GGCGCAACAATCTGAGTAGAGACAGTTTTTTTGGTAAAATGACCACCGACTGCACCGCGTAAAACATCAATAATAAGAACGAAAACGGGGAGAACCATCTTCCAACGCACTCTCCCCATCATGCCTTTCAGTTAGCACGGAAGTGTTGCATGTGTCGAACACGAAAGTGTTGCAACACTTTATGCAGTTGCAGCATTCACCCGATCACGCAGTTCCTTTCCAGCCTTGAAGAACGGCACCGACTTTCCCTCGACATCAACAGAAGCGCCGGTGCGTGGGTTGCGCCCTTTCTTTGGGTCGCGCCTCCGAGCAGTGAACACCCCAAAGCCCCGCAACTCGACGCGGCCCCCTTCAGCGAGGGTTTCAGTTATACTTTCAAAAACTGCGCGCACGATTTTCTCTGCATCGGCATATGTGAGGTTCGGGTTTTCGGCAGCGATCATACCCACCAATTCACTTCTGATCATACATGGTCTCCCCTTAGCCCAGATGATGAATATTCCGTCTTCTTTCTTGGGCTTGGGCGGATTATGTAGACCCGCCCAACCAGTTTGTGTCAACAAGCATTCAGTCGCGCCGCGATCTTGGTAAGCGCCAGCTTGTGGCGGCGCCAGGCGGTGCTGCGATCGACGCCCATCTCGTAGGTGATCTGTTTCCACGGCACGCGCGCCGCACGCGACCAGATCAGCTTACGCTCAGCCTCATTGAGCCACAGCACCCAATCGAAGGTCTGCTCCAGACAGGTGATGGCGGACGCTGACGGCCAAACTCGCATTGGCTCTGGCTCCATGGCAGCGATCTCCTTTGGAGATCGAACGAAAGCAGGCCAGGCGTTTATGTAGCCCTTGACCCTGACCGGTGGCAGTTTGCGAAGCGTGCGGAACGCTTCCTCGAAATGGCTGGCCACGTCGTCGGCGGTCCAGATGTGATCAACCATTGCGCACCTCCCCTTCGGGACGCGGCCCGTAGAGTTTTGTGCCTAATTGCTCGACCAATTCACGTTCCGGCCAGGTCAGGCGCTGATCGTCGACGCTGACAGCCAGCACACCCTGTTCGTGCCAACCGTCCCGTTTGACCTGATCGGGATCACGGCGGTGTCCGCCATAGCCTCTAGGAGTGAACCTCATGCCACACCTCCCCGGGTCTCGATGGCCCAGAGCAGGATGGCGATGGCGTCGGCCTCGTTGTCATCCGCAGGGCTGAAGCCGCGCGCACAGGCCGCGTCGATCATGGCCTGCTTGGGTGCGTTGCCCTTTCCGGTGGCGTGACGCTTGATAGTGCCAACCGGCACGCCCTCGTAGGGGATGCCCCTGAGTTCTGCCCAGCTAGTCAGTGAGGCCATAAGGCCTCCATAAACATGGGCTGCGTCGACGCCCTTGTGATTTCTGACTTCCTCGAACCAGATCGTGGCGATTGGCCCGGTCAGCCGGTCCAGCTCGGTCAGCCAGTTGGTGAACCGCAGATAGCGCATGCCGCCACCGTCATAACGGCCGGGCTTGAAGCTGACGGTGCCGCTGGTGATCAGGCTGTCAAAGCCACGGATGGCCCAGCCGGTGGTGGTGCCAAGATCGAGCGCAAGAATGGTGCGCGGGTGTTGTGTAGGTTGGGTCATTCAGACCTCCTCTTCGCGTCTGCGAGCGTGGCGAGAGGGCTGGCCGGTGAAGGCTGCGGTCTCGCCAGGCCCCGAAGGGTGGTCTGGTCACGTCAGATGCGGAACGGCTGGGCCGCCCGGGACTTCTTTCAATTCCTTCAACTGACCAATTTGAAAGAAGTCGGTCGTTAAGGTGTTGAACAGTATGTATAATATACCTTCTTTCAATATTACTTATATTTCAATAGGTACCTTCTCCTTACTTCTCTTCGCGCGCGAGAAATCACACATATACAGGTATCCTCTTGAAAGATTGAAAGAAGTGAAGGAAGTCAAAAATCCGTTCCTGAACAGCGGCTTAGACCCCAACTTCTTTCAATTGAAAAAAGCCCCGTTTTGAAAGAAGTCCACAGATCATGTCAGGATCCGGTAAACCATGGCCCTGCGACCACCGGTGTCACGCATGCCAGTGGTGATATCCCCGCTTTCGATTAGCGTTTCCAGAATCTCATTTCGATCGCGGGATTTCAACCACTGTGACGCCCGTGTGATCTCGGATTTGGTAATCCCCTTGAACCCAGCTGCGCGGATAATCTCTTTGAGCCGCTTCAAATGGGCCTCGGTTTCAGTGTCGGCAACATGTCGCTCCACCGCTGCCATGGTCCGCTGCGCGTAGTAGCGCACGAATTCGATGGCCCATTCTGTGGCGGTCAGATCAATTTCGGGTTTTACAGGATCCCGCCCCACCGCCACGATCAATGCCAGCTTCAGGGCGTTTTCACCAATCCGCGCCAGGATCGCCGTACATGCCGTACCAGCGGCCGCCCGCAACTCCCCCGTCAACTCGACACTCAGCGCCTTGAACCTTGCCCGAGCCTCCTCGGTCATTGGCACGATGGCAGGGTTTACAGCAGTGTTCTGGCCAGAGGTTTTACCTGTCAGGTTGCCCTTGTGACCACCGCCCCCTGCTGCGACGCGCTTCAGGCCTCTGATCAACGCTGGCGGGGCCTGCCTGATGCCGACCGCGATATTCTCATCTGGGTAATCGTCATCGCTTGGCAGGATCAGGAAACGCGCAAGCGAGCCATCGACGACGTTTGCGCCCTGCAATGCGCCCCAGAAGTGCAATGGCGTCGTGGTGCCATAGACGCAAAGGCAGGGCTGATTGATATCACGCCGCTCGTTCGTGCCATCCCGGTTGGCGTATTCCGCACCGAGAAAGATGCCACCTGCCGACGTATAAAGCTCGGTCATGTTGTCGAGGATCTCAGTGATGTGCCGCGGACTGCGTTTGCGGTCAGCCGCTGCTGCGAGGAACATGCCGAATTCGTCGATCTGAAACAGGATCGCAGGCTGGCGGTGCAGCGCGGTGAGCAGACCCGCACCGGAGGCGATCTTGTTGCCGCCGAGGTGATGGGCCAAGCCTGCCTCGAAGAACGTCTCGTTGATGATTTCGCGGGCGTGGTTCTTGCCCGATCCGCTGTCTGCGATGCCCACGACATAGAGGTTTGAGCGCAGATTGCTTGTCGTGCGGTATTGCCGCCCCATCAGCGCGCCGATGGCACACAAGCTGGCGCCAAGCGACAAAAGTGGCTGCGGACGCCGGGCCGTCGATAACATGTAGTCGGTCAGATCCCCCACCAATCCATCGGGCATGATTAGCGTGAATGGCGAGGTGACCGTTGGTTCCTCATCACCCTCGGAATGTCCTCCCAGCCTCGACAACAGCCCCGCCGCCGGATGGGTCACCTCTGGATCAACGCTGCCATCCAGCCGCAGATCCCCCCCAGGCTGCCAGCCGTGCTCCATCGCGAGGTGGTAGATCGTGCCTGCGCCGATCCGGTCGGGCTTGAAGCTGGCCCAGGCCTTCGCGGTCGTTGCAGATACGTCCTTTGCTGCTTGTGCCGACCAGTCAGCGAAGAGATCACCGCCAGCCTCGCCAAGCGCACCTTTTAGCGCCATGCCGATGCGCATCCAGCTGTCATAATCCAGCTCGGCATTGGGCAGCCATGCGAGCGCTGCCTCGATCGCGGGCAAGGTGCCAATCTGGCTGTGGCTGCGCAGATGCTCGGCAGTAGACGACACGACCCTCAGCCCGCGCTGCCGCAGGGCCTCGGGCAGCAGCGCATAGGCCTCCTCCAGAAACCCCGCCGCAGCCTCCACGGTGATTTCCGGCAGATCAGCGATATCAAGGTCGGCCAAGCCCTCATCCGGCCAGGCATAGGGCGCGCCGGTGTCCGGATGGGTGGCATAGGCCACAAACTGCTGGCCGAGGCAGAGCACTTCCAGCGGATGGTGCTTGATGCCCCGGAAGGGTTCAGCCGTGCGGTAAATCAGCATGCGTTTTGGGGCTTTACCGATCCGCAGCGCGGGGGTGTCACCCAGTTTGTCCCGCGCCAGCTGCTCAATCCGTAGGGCAAGCTCGGCATCCTCCACGATGTCAATATCGACGGCAGCAACAGCACCGCCCACGATCCCGATGCCGCAATCGGGCCATGCAGACCAGGTTGCGATTTCGACCTCGGTTGTCGGACGTTCTGCATGCCGGTTCCATTCCGGATAATCCGCCCATGCCCCGCGCTTGAACTGGCCGGGCTTTTTGGTGCCCGGGCCGATTGGCAGAATGGCATAACCATTGGTGACCAGCCGCGCGCCAAATCGCGCCATGTTGGATGTAACAGCCATCAGAAGGGCACCTCGGGGGTCATGGCGTCGAGCCGCGTGCGGTCTTTGCCCGCAAGCTCGCGCAGGTGGTCGCAATAGCCGGTGACGACCGCATCGAGAAAGCAGTCCCATTCGGTCTCGGTCAGCGTGGCGAGATCGGTCTTGCCGATACTTTCAAGGTATTCGCCGCCCTGTTGGCCGCCGACAGTCATCGCCTCACTCTCGTTTGGGGTAGGATCGATCATGCCCTTCCTCCCGTGACAGATGTCCTGGCAGGTGCGGGAGCAGAGGTGCTTGCGGCTTGCGTCGCGCCGCGGGTCGGTTCGGCGATAGTCCGCGTCGAACCAACCAAAGCCGCGAGGTTGCCGGTGGCAGACGGCGCAGAGGCCGGTGTGGGTTTGTCGCATGGGGAGAACCTGTAACCGGTGATTTCAAAATAGCGGCCCGAGGGACGGACCGAGATCGCGCTGGGGCGTACGAGTTCACCCGCCTGAAGGATGGCCTCATCGACGCTGAGCGGCACGGGCAGACCCGGCGCGCGCTTGCGCCACCAGTCCGCAGCCTTTTGGCGCGCATAGCCCTGATGCTCGATACAGACCCATTCGCTGTAGGACGTGAGCCCAGAGCTATAGGTGACCTTCAGCGAGGGCTGCCCACCCAGCTTGTCGTGCCGACTGTAGTAGACGCCATGGACCGGCAGCCATTGTGGCGCTTTTGGCGACAAAACTGGCAGGGCAGCGGCGGTCGGGGCGATCTTCACCTCACGGGCCGGAAATTCGTACCCGCAATCCGGGCATTCAGTGGCAGAGAGCGCGACGATGCTCTCGCACATGGGGCAGACCTTTGTGGGTGCCTCGCCCCCGCCACCCTCGCCAGGGCGTTTGGGCCGGACCAGATCAATCGGCCCATGGCGGCGAACATTACCCGCGAAATCCAGAACAAGGCAGTTTTCCTTGCCCGGCGCCAGCCTTGTGCCGCGGCCCACCATCTGAACATACAGTCCGGCGGATTTGGTGGGGCGCAGGAGTGCAATCAGATCGACGCCCGGCGCGTTGAAGCCGGTGGTCAGCACGCCCATGGACGCCAGCGCACGAATGTTGCCGCGCTTAAAGGCGGCGATAATGGCATCGCGCTCGTCCTTTGGTGTATCCCCGAAAATCGTGCGGCAAGTGATGCCACGGCGCTGGAATTCCTCCGCAACATGGCGCGCGTGATCCACGCCCGAGCAGAAGGCCAGCCAAGATTTGCGATCCTTGCCGTAGTCGATGATCTCGGTGACCGCCGCGCGGGTGATGGCGTCCTGATCGACTGCGGCCGCGAGATCGCGGGCAATAAAGTCACCCGCCCGGGTGCCGACTTTTGAGACATCAAGCTGGGTGGCGGGCTGTTTTGAGACCAGAGGGCTGAGATAGCCCTGATCGATCAGCTCGCGCACCGGAGCTTCAAAAGCAATATCGGTGAAGAGCGCCGATTTGCCTTCATGAAGCATGCCGCTATCCGTCCGGAACGGCGTGGCGGTGAGACCGATCACCTTCAGCGCCGGGTTGATCGCACTCAGTGCATCAAGGAAACGCCGATACATCGTGCTGGAATTGCCGGGGATGAGATGGGCCTCATCGATTAGGACCAGATCGGTGTGGCCGATTTCGTGCGCGCGGCGATGGCGGGCACGTTTGACTTTGGGCGACGGGACCGAAATCGAGTCAATCAAAGCTTTGGAAAGAGTATTGTGCGAGTTCGAGATTAACTCCGTGCGGGTGCCGCCTCCCCGATGTGGCCCAGATACATGGAAGCGCTGCAGTGTGAAATATCGCGCGCGACGGGCCGATTATATATCGATGAACACAAGCGCAAATTCAAATTACAGCTGCGTTACCCTCAAAAGGTGCATCATCCGAGCCTGCCCACTTATCAGGGTCGCAACACAGAGCTTGCGTTCTGTTCTTCCCGCTCTCGGTCTGGAAGATCGGGTACTTCACAGGGCTGTTACAGTTTTGTGGTGTGTAAAGGTGATGCGCGCGCTTTGGCGTGGGCGGCCGAACACCTACCTCAAAGGGGACAGACTACCATGACCTACCGCACGCTGACTATCACGTCGGCCCTCGCTCTTCTTGCCGCGCCCGCCTTCGCGCAGGAGATGAACTTCAACCGCATCGCGTCTTTTCCCGTCGCCGCGAACCTGCCCGACGCGGAAGAGACATCGGCCGAGATCATCGCCGCAACCGCCGATGGCATGACACTGGTTTATACCGACAGCCCCGGCGGCTCGATAGGGTTCATCGACATCAGCGATCCCACCAACCCGGTGGCGGCAGGTGTGTTCCTGCCCGAGGGCGAGCCGACATCGGTCGCCGTCATTGGCAACTATGCCTTGGCCGGTGTGAACACCTCTGCCAGCTACACCGAGCCTTCTGGTTTTCTGGTGGAAATCGACGTGACCACGCAGTTGGAAGTGGGTCGCTGCGACCTGCCCGGCCAGCCCGACAGCGTTGGCATCGCGCCGGACGGATCGTTCTTGGCTGTTGCCATTGAGAACGAGCGGGATGAGGACCTTGGCGATGGCCGCGTCGGCCAGCTGCCCGCAGGCTCCGTCTTCATGGTCGACCTCACGCCCGAAGGCCTGATCAACTGTGACACCGCCCGCGTCGCGGACATGACCGGTCTCGCGGATATCGCGCCCGAAGACCCGGAGCCTGAATTCATCTCCATCAACGGCGAAAACGAAGTTGTCGTGACCATGCAGGAAAACAACCACATCGTCGTCCTGTCGTCGGCAGGCGAAGTGCTTAGCCACTTCTCCGCCGGTGAGGTCACTCTGGAAGGCGTCGACATCGAAGAGGAAGGCGCGCTGGTCTTCGACCGGACGATCGCCGTGCCGCGCGAACCC